GTGTTATTAACACTATCTCTAGTTAATACCCAAGGATAATACGTTGCTGTGTAATTTGAATCAATTCCAGTTTGTTCTAAATTATCAACCGCTTCTTGTGGGTAGATAAAATTATCACCTTCCGTTGTTGACGCAACAAACATATTATAATCTGGTGTTGTTGTAATATATAATGAATCAGCTCTTTCGTTTTCAACCATATCAATCGTAGCTTCAACTAAGTCACTATTATTCACATAATCAATACCTGGTGATACAAATACGTTTATATTAACCGCTTCTGGATTTGCAAATGTTCTAATACCCAGTAAATAAGCGTAGTAATCAGTGTTTGCATAGTCAATAGTACCATCACCAACGGCGATTTGTTTAAATGCACCCCAACCTTTAGCGCTTGGGTATCTGTCAGAAACACACGCACCATTTAAGAATCCTTGGCGACCTAAAACGAATCTATCACTATTTGTTCTATGTTCTCTATAAATGTCCCAACCATCAAAACCACCACCAACAAGGATTGTGAATTTTCTTGAGAACAATCTATAATAAGGACTATCAGGACTAGTTGGTTCAGAAGAAAAGGCTGCGTCTCCAACATAATATTTTGGAGATCCACTTGTTGTGAATCCGTTTGAAATTGTAATACCACTAGCGAATTTATCCATATGGAAACCTCGTGTCTTGTAAGACCATTCACCACCCTCTAAATCGCATGGAGAGATCGGTGTTCTTTTTCCTTTATATTCAAAGAAACTAGTATCAAATCCGATGTTATTAGAAAACCCTAAATATGTTTTTCTAACATTGTCACCACCAGAAATTATTGCGTCGTCATTTCCGCTTGAGAAACCAAATGGGGGGTTATAAACAACTTCACCAGGGAAGTCATATTTTGTTTTATAAACTGGGAATGGTGATTTAGCGTCAGCGTATTCTCTAAAGACATAACCATCAAAACCACAAGGTAAAGCATCTGTTGGTGCGTCCTCGTTCATTTCAACCATTATATATTTTGAATTTAACTGATATTCACCATCTAGTGTACCGATTTTTTTCGCGATAAAATTATTTTGTGACGGATCCATTGTACAGTTTGTAAATTTCTCAAGTACAACTGGGTTTGCATCAACATCATAATAATCTCTAACTAAAACATCAAAAGTTCTGTTATTGAATGACATATTAATAAATGAAACTTTAACCTCACTGTTTGCTGAATTACCATCAGATATTGTGTAGAATTTAAATAGGTTAAATGTTTTATTACCTCTTAATTCAGAAACAACCCAAGGTGAAGATGGTGTTTGATATCTATCTAAATACCAACCAATTGATGATGAATCGCTACTTTGAGCTGAGTCCAACGCAATTAAATCAGAACTTAAACCTCTAATATAACCTTTTTTCCATCCGTAATTTAATATTGATTGGAAATTCTCTTCTAAAAACAATGGTGTTGAGGTTCTTGGTTTCCCAAAATTTGTACCACCAAATACTTTAGCAATATATTGTGAATCGGATTGAGAAAATGACGCTTCAAAAACAAAGTTAGTACCAGTGTTATTTGTTACATTTATTGCAAACGGCATATACGGATCTTTAAGAACAGGGATATATTGACCACCCATATTTAATGTAACATTTGTTGTTGCCGAAACCTCAAATACTGGATTAACCTCATCAGCATATGTTGCAATACCTCTTGATCTTAATGTTGCAACAACTAAATTGTCATATTCCGTATAAGAAATACCTGAATAGTAATAAATTTTACCAACAACATTACCTGAATAACAAGTAATAACCTCTGGTTGTGTTGTTGTTGTAGTTGTTGTAGTTGGTGACGGATTACACGGATCTGTTGTTGTTGTCGTTGTTGTGGGTGCAATAGTTGTCGTTGTCGTTGTTGACGGAATAATTTCAGATAATTCATCAACATATAAGAAGAATGAAAAACCAGAATATAAACCATTCCCAATGTTTTCAAATTGTGCGTAGTACCAAGGATCATTAAATGGTGATGAGTAGTCTGTTAACTCACTTGATGGTGATGGAACGTTGAACACGTTATTTTCATTTGTAAATAATGAAGACAATGTATCATAATCATCACCCCAAACTGTTCCGAAATAACTAATTGTGTCTGCGGACGTTGATGGTTCATTTATAGCACCACTAATTAAACTTCTAATGTTTGTATCTAATGTTGACACAGATCCATTAAATGTTTCATATTGTGTTGTTAACATACTCTCAATTTGACTTGGGAATTCGTTTTCGTACCCAATAGTTTCAGATGAATTTGTACAACCAGTAAAACCAACATTAAACGTCATTGCACTTGGGGTTTGACAAACAAATTCACAATCAATCGTTGAACCAGTTTCACACATAAAATCAACGGTTGTTGGATCAACGTTTGCTTTAGTTACAATTGACCAAGATGGTCCCGCATCATAACCAGACAACCCAAGGATTCTAGTTACAAATAATTGATTAGATTGTTGTAGATATGCTTTTGCGATGTACGACGCTTCATATTTCGGAATTTGTGTGTTAACAAATTTTTCCGGTGACGTACCCCCAAAATAATTTTGGAATTCGTCAAAGTTTTTAATGAAAATTGGTTCAAAAGCCGGACCTTTTAAAGTTTCCCCCGCAATACCAAGTGTTGTAACACCAACACTCTGCGCGACAAAACTTAAATCCACTTCTGAAGTATAAACACCTGGTGATACAAATATTTTACTGTTAGTTGCCATAGATTTTAATTTTATTTATAATTTTATTTTATTAATAAATATTCACGTTTTTATCAAAAACTTTACATACTTAAAAGTATTTATAGATAGGTAGGTTTTTTTTCTACCTTTTTTCTACTTATGGAACCAAACGAAAAAAAAATTAAAAATCTAAAGATTGATAAGGACGTTCACGATGTTTTAAAGAAATATTGTGATAAACGAGGGATTAAAATGTATAAATTTCTTGAGAGTCTAATAATTGAAAAATGTAAGGAAAAAAGAGATATTTACGGGGATGATTAAATAATCTCTTGTAAAAACACAATCTCAGAAACCTGACCAATATTATCCTTTGTCACGGTGATTCTTAATTCATCACCAGTACTTATTTGTATTTCCGTTAAATCATTACCGTAAAAATCATCATTAATATACACCTCAAATTGAGTGATGTTTTGATTTGATGATAATTTAAGATTTGTTGTGTAATTAAACTTATAAACAGATACAACATTACCAATAGAATATTTTTCAGTATACGTTTGTGGTATTTCAGGAATTTGTTTTTTTGGTTTTCTAGTTTTTATTTTAGTGTCGGTTTCATAAATCTGAAACGTTCTTGTAATCGCTGGGGTTATTTCAAATTCATCTTCATCCATCAAAAACCCTTGTAATGTAAATTCGTATTTTTGTAAATAAACCTTTCTTTTTTCCAAATCCATAATTGATTCGTCGGAAATATTCCCCATAATAATAGGAATATAATGACCCTTAATAATATGATACGCTTGTTTTGATGCGAATTTTGTAATAATAATTTGGTTTAATTTATTTAATTCACGCATTCTATTACAAACGATAATAACGGTATATTTGATGTCAACAGGTATTGGTTGAGGTATTTTATATATATCGTAACCATTTCTTTGACCGTCCCAAGTCGGTACTTTCATATAGAAATATTGTCTTCTATTTGGAATATTTGACAACATAATTGATGGGTTATTACCAAACGTTACTTCTGGTGACCTAACAATACCAATAAATGGTGGTTCCGCGTTTTTATCAATGTTTTGAAAATCCCAAGTTTCCGTAAATTGTGCCCAGTTTTGTGTTGTTATCAATACATCAATTGTTGGTATTATTTTTCCATCAACAACACATTTTAAATCGTCACGAACAAAATCCATAAACCCCCTATCTAAATCGGAATGTAATAATGATTTGGGTAAATATGTTCCATCTTGTGAAATCATATTTGCCATCTCATGCCGTCTAGGTAATAAAGTTTTACTCTCTATTAGATTAATATCTTTTTTTATCTTTTTTGGTAGTGCCATAAATTATAAACCCCTAAATTCGTTAGGACCAACAGGTGCTCCAGTTATTGTTCTATAAAAAGGACGATATCCTTTATATGTATGTTTTGTGTCAGACGTTATACGACCATCATTAACAACGGTATAATATCTTACAAAACTCTCTGTGTCGTAATACCCAATATAATCACCAAACTCAATATCAATATTAAGATCGTCCAAAGTCTTTAAAAATACCGAAACAGTTATATTACCAGGTTCAAGTTGATCTAATTTTGTTGAACCCATAAGTTTATTTTCTGGTGACGCAATTGTAACCTGTGCGTTAAACTCAACTGGGGGTAAAAACTTAATACCATCAGACACCGTTTCACCATAAACATCGTCGGTTTTGGTTTTGTTTTTATCAACACGATATAATACACAAGTGTAATTCATATCGCCAATTAACCATTCCTCGGAAAGTGAGATCTCCAACTCAAAGTCGTTAGATCCAAAAAATTTACCTAATCTTGTTATTGGAACTCTTGGTGTGTTCATTTTAAATTGTTTTGTATTTATAAATATCAAATTTATAATTATTTTTATTTATTAACGGGTAATTTTGGAAAATCAAAAACAACTAATAGAACATAAGGCTTTAGAATTATTGGATACATATGATGGTGCGAACAATCATATATTATATATGAAAGTCAAAAAACAAACAAATAAAAAGTTTTACCCGACTAGAACTCAAGCGGAATATATTGTAAATTATTATAGTACGAAACCAAAAGTTGCTAGAAAGTGGGTTGACCTTGATACGTATTTTGCTGAAAAATTCGCTAAAGAAAGGTATTTTCTTGAAACGCCAAAACAAATTTACATTGAGAAATTATTAGTTGAAAAAGATAAGTCCTACCATATTTGGGGTAAGTTCTTTGAAAAGGATCAACTATCCGAATTTTGGATTCCAAAATCATCATTAATAAAATCACACACAATTGAAAAGGTTGAAGTTGATTACTCAAAGTATGACAATAGACCCCCATTACCACACCAGAAAGAAGCGATTGAGAAATTGGTGGGGTCAAAAAGGTTTATTTTGGCGGATGACATGGGCGTTGGCAAGTCATGTTCCACAATTATCGCAGCACTTGAGACCAAAGCGAAAAAGATTTTAGTTGTTTGTCCCGCGTCTCTTAAAATAAATTGGCAACGAGAGATTGCAATATATTCAGATAAATCTGTTTTTATTGCGGAAGGGAAAAAATTCTCAACGGAACACGACATTGTAATTGTTAATTATGACATCTTAAAAAATTTTTATGACATTAAAAACCCCAACGATTCGGTTATAGGTCAAATTAATTTTGATTTGATCATATTGGATGAGGCACATATGGTAAGTAATAGTCAGGCGGCCAGAACAAAAATAATTAATAGTTTTACAAAAAAGGCCAAATATTTGTGGTTATTAACGGGAACACCAATGACAAACAGACCAATCAATTATTATAATTTATTAAACTTGATTGAAAGTCCTGTTGCACAAAACTGGATGGCTTATGCCATTCGTTATTGTGAGGGTTATCAATTTAGGGCTGGTAATAGAAAGATTTGGAATGTTAATGGTGCATCAAACTTGGAAGAACTAAGGGAAAGAACTTCGGGTCAAATTCTTCGTAGATTAAAGGAAGATGTTTTGGATTTACCAGATAAGATAATAACACCAATATATCTAAAAACAACATCAAAAGAGTATAAAGACCTTATGGGTGAATATTATGAATGGTTGGATAAAGAAGAAGGTTCTTCGTCATTAACGGTACAATTTTCAAAACTTATGCAAATTAGAAAATTGATTGCTAATGAAAAGGTTAAAGAAACAATTGAATTTGCCCAAAATATAATTGATCAAGATAAAAAAATTATTATTTTTACAAACTTTACGGAAACATTACAAATGATTCATAATCACTTCGGTAAACAATCTGTCTATTTGGATGGTAGTTGTAATAAAACACAAAGACAATATGCTGTTGACAATTTTCAAGAAAACGACAAGATAAAAGTATTTGTTGGAAATCTAAAAGCGGCGGGGGTTGGCTTAACACTAACAAAGGCTGAAGCGGTAATAATGAATGATTTATCTTTTGTCCCAGCGGAACACGCACAAGCCGAAGATAGGGCGTACAGATATGGTCAAAAAAATAATGTATTGATTTATTATCCTTTGTTTATCAATACAATTGAGGGTGCTATTTATGACATATTAAATAATAAGAAAAAAATAATTGGTACTGTTATGGGTGATATTAGTTCAGACCCTGGAGATACTGTTGAAGAAATTTTAAAATCAATTAATCAAAAAATGTAATATTTATTATTATGCGAATAATAATAACCGAAAATCAATATAAACTAATCAAAGAAAACGTTTCTTTAAAAGAAAAATTGTTGGGTTTAATTAAAAAAGTTGGTTTTGAATCGGTAGTAAGAG